TATGACCAACGCTTCTCTTGATGTCCAAGCACAAGAGGTGGCAGAACTTCCCAAAACCGACCGTGGCGCTTCGGGTTTTGGGAGTTCAGGTGTCTGAGAAGCCCCTTATTGAAACCGCCCAAGAGCTTAGAGACGTGGCCACGTGGTACAAAGATCTGAGCGCAGAACTGATGCCTGGACGCACTGGCGAGCGCTCCAGCCGTTCGGTTCCTGGCCCAAGGCTCCCGCTTCGTGTCGATGTGCTTGATGCGATTGTGAGCATTCGTACTGATACACTTATGTGGGAAGCCGAACTGAGACTTGAAAGAGATCAGGGGGCCACACCAAACAATGACACTGAGCGGTCGTTGTTTTGGGTTGCGGACACGATTGAGAGCTGGCCGACTGCAAATCGGACACGGTTGATTGAAGAGATCAGCCACTCAACGAGTAAGCGGCACACACAAATCAAGATACTACTAGGATTGGAGCAGAGGCCTTTGACGGCAAGACTAAGATGCCCACATTGTGAAAAGAACTTAGTTATCAAGCTGGACCAAGGGCTTCTGCTCTGCCGAAATCACAACTGCAGGTGCGCTGTTGATGAGTGCGACTGCACCAGAGGCAAGGGGCACGCATGGACCGAAAAGGATTGGCCAATGCTGGGATTGATGCTCGACACGCCAAAGGCTGATTGAGTCATGCGGGTGGCACAAACCACGTTTCGTGTGGTAGAATTATCCTCTTGGGGTAGAGTTGTATTTCTAAGGGCGATATTATGGGCCTAACCGTTTCAATGTCAATCGGCGCTCTACAAACTGAGCTAGATACAGACCAAGACCTCAGCTTTGATGCAATCGAATCCATACTAACTAGGGCCGTCAGGTCCACTCTTGACGCGTATATGTCCTTGCCACCTGAGGAAAGAATGCGCGTCATCTATGACGTTTTTAGTGGACACGATGACGAGGACGATGATTAAGCCTTGCACGGATTGTGGCGTCTTAGTACGCGACTGTGCTCGTTGTTTACAATGCCATGCTAAGTATAGGACTACCAAGCTAAGCGCAAGCAAACGCGGGTATGATAGCAAATGGCGCCGTTTATCAAGAGAACTAAGGCGTTTGCAGCCTTGGTGTTCGTTTTGTGGTTTTGCTGCAGATCTCACAGTTGACCACATAGTACCCCTATCTATGGGGGGTAGTAATGACATCACCAATCTAAGGGTGCTATGTCGCAGTTGTAACTCAGGTAGGTAACACGCGCTAAGCGCAGTATCCCCCTGGCATTTTTCCACCCCCCCTCGAAGTTCAAAAATCCACGCGTACAGAGACCCCGTTGCCCCAAAGAACGCGGCGCGTACGGATTCGGGATTTGACACATTCGCATTTTTTGCATTTTAGGAGACACATGGCAGGCAAAGGTCCAGCACCAAAAGACGCAGACCAGCGCAGACGCAGAAACGCTGACCCAGTACCCACTCAAGTGGTCATACAGGACGGCATCTTGCGCGGCCCAGATCTGCCAGCTGGTTACCCTTGGCATTCGCAGACATTTCGTTGGTGGGACACATGGCGCAAGTCAGCGCAAGCTGCCACTTTCACAGACACTGACTGGGACTTTTTAATCGATACAGCCTTGTTGCACTCGTCCTATTGGAACGGTGACAACGTGGGAGCAGAATTGCGACTCCGAGTCGCTAAGTTTGGCGCTACACCTGAAGACAGAATGCGACTTCGGTTGCAGGTTGATGGTGAAGCAGAGGGGGCCAAATCTAACAAGACCCTATCTGATCAGCGACGAACTCGTTTGTTGAGAGTGGTGGGGGAACTTGACAAAGAAGAAACGACAACAGAGTAGCTTCATCTCACTCGGTTGGGACGCGATTGACTGGATTGAGACTTATCTAGTTCACGGCCCAGGCGACGTGCAAGGTGAGGCCATCAACTTAGACGACGAGCAAGCGGCTTTCATACTAAAAGCCTACGAACTGGACAAACATGGGCGGCGAGTTACACGACGAGCTTTCTTTTCTCGACCAAAAGGTCGTGCGAAGTCGGAGCTTGCTGGAATGCTCGTTTGCTTTGAGGCTCTCGGCCCTGCTCGCTTTGACCGTTGGGACGCCTTCGGTAATCCAATCGGACGCCCAGTTCAGTACCCGTTCATCAGATGTCTAGCAACTGAAGAGTCACAGTCGGGCAACACATACGACAACGTGCGCTACATGCTCGAGCACATCAAAACGAACTTTGGCACTGAGTATCCAGGCATTGACGTCGGACTCACACGCACTTTTTTAAAGGGTGGCGGCGAAATCGTCCCATCAACAGCAGCATCAGCATCAAAAGACGGTGGAAAAGAGTCTTTTGCTGTTGCTGACGAAACACACCTCTATTCGAGCCCCGAGCTCAAGCGAATGCACGAAACCGTAAGGCGAAATCTCGCCAAGCGAAAGGCTGCAGACCCGTGGATGCTCGAGACTTCGACAATGTACTCGGTAGGCGAGGAATCAATCGCCGAACAGACGCACCGCTTATGGATTTCGATACAAGAAGGCCGCACCAAAAATCCAGGCCTGTTATTCGATCACAAGCAAGCGCCCGAGGTCCCCGACCTGCAGGACAGTGAGCAGCTTAAAAAAGCACTTGCTGTCGTGTATGGGCCCGCTTTTAAATGGCTAGACATTCCACGTCTAATGGCCGAAATACAAGACCCGATGACAAAAGCATCGGACGCAAGACGCTACTTTTTGAATCAGCCGTCCACAGACACCGACCGCTATATGAGCATTACAGCTTGGAACGCAGCGGCAGAGCCTGAGGAACTGGCAGAAGGCACCGAGGTCGTTCTCGGGTACGACGGTTCTCGCAAAGACGACGCTACAGTGCTCGTCGCTTGCAGAATTGAAGACGGCAAGATTTTTCAACTCGAGTGTTGGGAAAGACCGCCTGGCCCTGCGGGCTATGGTTGGGAAGTTCCAAGAGTTGAAGTTGATGAAGCTGTTCGAATCGCATTTGCGAAGTACAAAGTCCACAAGATCTGGGCCGACCCTTCAGGTTGGCAGTCTTATTTGGACGCTTGGAACTCGACTTTTGCTGACAAAGTAGTTGCAGTTTATCCTTCCAGCCAGCGAAAGCTGATGGCACAAGGGCTTGACCGCTTTCTTGAGGACATTCTCGAAGGCAGACTCAAGCACAACGGCGCAGCAGAGCTTACAAGGCACGTGACAAACGCGGTACCAACTCGGTATGGCCAAGTCATGAAGCCTTCTCAGAGCCACAAGATCGACGGCTTAATCGCCGCAGTTCTCGCTTACCTAGGCCGCACCGAAGCTCTTGTCAATCCTGAGCCCGTTGCACCCAAAGTCACTTATCACACTATTCAAGTCTAGGAGAAACATGAAGCGTTTTGATTTTAGCGTTTTGGTCGAGATCACTGGCGTCGCGTTAGTGACTGTCGGACTTGCGTTGTTCTCTCCACCGATTGCATTAATCGCTCTCGGTTCATTCCTCGTTTGGGCTACAGAAAAGGCTGATTAATGACCGCTGGCATTTACAACACCACTATCGACCAAGGCTCAGTGTGGTCTGTCGTGTTGGTGTATACCGACTCAAATAACGCCCCTGTCAACTTGACTGGCTACACAGCCGCCATGCAACTGCGACAGAATTACAATTCTGACGTTGCAGATCTGACTTTGACTACCGCAAACGGTGGCATTACAATCGTCGGTGCTACAGGCACCATCACAATCAACGCCACAGCGACTCAAACAGGACTTCTTGACCCAGGCTTTTACGTTTATGACTTAGAATTGACATCGGGTTCCAACATCTCTCGCCTAATCCAAGGCCAGTTGACCGTAGCAGAGCAGGTGACACGATAATGGCCAACAAAGTCACAATCAACGAGACCAACAACACAGTTGAGATCTCAGCTCCAGGCCCACAAGGTTCACAAGGACCAACAGGTCCAACAGGCGCCACAGGCCCAGCTGGTGCTACAGGCGCAACAGGTTCAGTCGGTGCTACAGGTGCCACGGGTCCAACAGGCGCTACAGGCAACACAGGTCCAACAGGCGCAACTGGTTCAACAGGCCCAGTCGGTGCGACAGGCCCAACAGGCGACACTGGTCCAACAGGCCCAACAGGCGACACTGGTCCACAAGGCATTCAAGGCGACACAGGCGCAACAGGGCCGACTGGCCCAGTTGGTGCAACTGGTCCCACAGGTTTAACAGGCGCAACTGGAGCCACAGGCCCAACAGGCGTCACAGGCGCAACTGGCCCACAAGGCATTCAAGGTGTGCAAGGCATTCAAGGCGAGACTGGTGCGACTGGCCCAATAGGCGACACTGGAGCAACAGGCCCAACAGGCGCAACAGGCGCAGCTTCAACGGTGCCTGGCCCAACAGGAGCGACTGGCCCTGCAGGTGCAACAGGTCCAACAGGCCCACAAGGTGAAGCCTCAACTGTACCTGGCCCAACTGGAGCCACAGGCCCAGCGGGTGCGACAGGTCCAACTGGCGCAACAGGACCTCAAGGAATCGAAGGCCCAACGGGCGCAACTGGTCCGCAGGGTGCGGCTGGTGCGAATGGCGGCTCTACTAGCTTATTCGACTACAACGCAGACACTTCGGCCACATCGGGCGACCCTGGCGCGGGCGACATACGCTGGAACAATGCTACGCAGATCAATGCCACAACGTTGTTTATTGACCATTTAGACATAAATAGCAACGACATTGACGTTTTTATTGCCCTGCTTAAAGCAGACGATTTTATCATCGTTCAAGATCGGAATGTTCACACCAACTTTCAGAAGTTTAAAGTCACAGCGGCAGCGACCATTCTTGGTGGCTACAGCAGCGTCCCAGTAGTTCTAGACTCTTCAGGCGGCACTGGCACGACCAACTTCAGCAATTTCGAAGCTCTTGCTTTGTTGCTCATCAATGTCGGTCTTACAGGTGCGACTGGTCCAATCGGTCCGACAGGCCCAGTCGGTGCCACAGGTCCAACAGGCCCAGCGGGTGCAACTGGAGCAACAGGCCCACAAGGCGAAATCGGCCCAACTGGAGCAACAGGTCCAGCTGGTGCAAATGGGGCAACAGGCGCAACTGGCCCACAAGGCGAAACTGGCGCGACAGGCCCAACAGGCCCAGTCGGAGCAACAGGCCCAGTCGGCGCAACAGGCGCTACAGGTCCACAAGGTATTCAAGGAATCCAAGGCGTCCAAGGCATTCAGGGCGAAGTCGGTCCAACAGGCCCAACAGGCCCAGTCGGTGCAACAGGTCCAGCAGGAGCCACAGGCCCTGAAGGTGCCACAGGTGCAACTGGTCCACAAGGAATCCAAGGCGATGTCGGTGCTACGGGTCCCACAGGCCCAGCTGGAGCAACAGGTCCTGCGGGTGCCACGGGTGCAACTGGTCCACAAGGAATCCAAGGTGACACAGGGGCAACAGGCCCAAGCGGCGCAACAGGTCCGAGCGGCCCAAGCGGTGCAACAGGTCCAAGCGGCTCAACTGGTCCAACAGGAGCCACGGGTCCACAAGGTGGCGACAACCCAGTTGTTGACTACATCGACGGCGGGGCAAACGCTGCTGGCATCACTGGCGACGTGATCTACAACGCGGGGCTATCCAACGCAAGCAGTTGGACATACACCATCGACGCAGGCGCGTCGGTTACAACCTTCTAACAAAGAGAGAAAGAAGCCAACATGACAGCAAGACTCCAAAACCGCCGAGATACGGCAGCAAACTGGACATCTAATAACCCAACCCTTGCTGCAGGCGAAATCGGCTACGAAACCGACACCACGAAGTTCAAAATCGGCGACGGCGCAACTGCTTGGAGCTCTCTTGCTTATGCCTATACTGCAGGCACAGCTGGTGCTACTGGCCCAACTGGCCCAGCTGGTGCTACTGGCCCAACTGGCCCAACTGGTGACACTGGCCCAACTGGAGCGACTGGCCCAACTGGAGCGACTGGACCAACAGGAGCTACAGGCCCAACTGGCCCTGGCCTTTTAGTTGGCTTTAGTCCACAAACTGGCAACTACACTCTTGCAATCGGTGATCTTAACGAACTCGTTACAGTAAGCGCAACAGGCACAATCACTGTGCCACCTTCAGTCTTTTCTGCTAACGACCAAATCCACGTTCAACAAACTGGAACTGGTCAACTTACATTCGCGCAGGGTGCGGGCGTTACAATCACATCAACTGGTGCAACTGCCTCTGCTCCAAAAACAAGAGCACAATATTCAGCTTGCACAGTGATTTGTACAGCTTCAAACACCTTCACTATCGTGGGAGACATCGCCTAACATGCCAATAATCGGGATTATCGCCTCAGCAATTACGGGAAACCTTCGTTTGTCGGTTGAGTATGTCGTAGTCGCAGGTGGCGGCGGGACTTTTGGTGATGGCGTAAGCAATACGTCTGGTAGGCCTGGTGGTGGTGCTGGTGGCTACCGTTCTTCAGTAGCTGGAGAGTCATCGGGCGGCGGCGCAAGCGCTGAGGCTGTGTTATTGCTAGACATGGAGGCTACTTACACAGTTACAGTTGGTGCTGGTGGCGCTGGTATGACCAGTCCTACAGCGGGGTCTGATAGCGTTTTTGGTGCCATAACATCAACAGGTGGTGCAGTAGGGGCCAACTCGTCTGCAAACGGCAATAGCGGTGGCTCTGGTAGTGGTGCAACTCGAGGGACTTGGACAGGCGGGGCAGGAACAGCAAACCAAGGCTACGCTGGAGGCAACACTACTGATAGTGGCCAGTTGGCTGCTGCGGGTGGTGGCGCTGGTGCTGTGGGTGGCAATTCCACTGCAAGCACCACAGGAGCAGGTGGAATAGGTGTTGCTTCTTCAATCACTGGTTCGTCAGTTTATCGTGCTGGTGGCGGTGGTGGTGGTGGGTATATTGGCGCTGCGCCCAACATTCCAGGCGGTGCGGGTGGCCAAGGTGGTGGCGGCAACGGTGCTGGGTTTAGCAACGCCCAAGCAACAAATGGAACAGCCAACACTGGCGGTGGCGGCGGTGGTGCTGGTGGTGGCACAAGTGGTGGTGGTGGACTTTCAACTGGTAAGCAAGGCGGTTCAGGAGTCGTAATTGCTCGTTACGCAGGCGCTACACAGAGGGCATTCGGTGGCACTGTAACCACGTCGGGTGGGTACACAATCCACACATTTAATTCTTCAGGGTCTTTTGTTACAGCAGTTCCAAAAGCAACAGGTGGAACAATCAAGTTTAGTGGTGGGTATTTTTATCACACATTTTTATCTGATGGAACGTTTGCACCAACTAGTGCTTTAACTGCACAAGTATTGGCAGTCGCTGGGGGCGGTGGCGGTACAACTCAACACGGCGGCGGCGGTGGTGCGGGTGGTTTAATTTATAGCTCAGCAATCAGTCTTGCAGTAACAAATTACACAGTTACTGTTGGTGGCGGCGGTGCTGGTGGTGTTGCTGGTGCAAGCACAACTAGGCCCCAAGGTGGCACTGGTTCAGATTCAGTTTTTGGTACTGCAACTGCAAAAGGCGGTGGCGGTGGCGGTGCTTATGGCGCTAATCCTACTGGCACAACAGGAGGCTCAGGCGGCGGCGGTGCGGCAACTGATCAGGGTGGTAGTAATAGAAATGCTGGTGGTACTTCAAATCAAACTAGCCCAACAGATTTTACAGGTTATGGAAATGCTGGAGGCTCAGGCCCACAAAATAGCGCAAGTAATTACCGTGCTAGTGGTGGCGGTGGTGCTGGCGCAGTGGGTGGTTTGGGACAAGAAGCAACAAGTGGTTCAGGTGTTGGTGGTGTTGGTGTAGATACTTATTCTGCTTGGGCTTCTGCAACTGGAACTGGCGCTAGTGGTTATTACGCAGGTGGTGGTGGCGGTGGAGCCAATACTGGTGCTGGCGCTGGAGGTGCTGGTGGCGGAGGCGCTGCTGGAAATAACGGTGAAACTGGTACTGCTGGGACAGTTAATACTGGCGGTGGCGGTGGCGGTGCTTATAGTTATGCAAGCAATAACGGCGGCGCAGGTGGCTCAGGCATTGTTATAGTACGTTATCTAGCATAAGGGGAGAACATGTCAAACGTAACAAAGATCAAAGAAACCAAATCGACACAATGCTTTTCATATGAAGTCAATATGTTAGTGCATGTCATCGCAGATAATGAAGAAATCGCCAAGTCTCAATTAGACGAAAAGGGTGGCATTGTCACCAAACGCGATGTCAAGTTAGTGAATACCGCAACGCTTTACGGCGAAGAAAAGGACAAAAAATAATGGCACATTGGGCAAAAGTAGAAGACGGCGTAGTCACCCAAGTTAACGTGGTTGAGGACGATTTTCTTCAAGCAAACCCCGACCGTTACACAGGCACTTGGATAAAAACTTCGTACAAT